GGCATCGTCCGCCTGCTGGGTCACAGTGGATTTGGCGGCGTTAATCTGCCCCAGAAGGGCGTTTATCTGCGCGTCGATGAGGGCGTTCTGGGATTCCAGATACTTTTTGGTGTCCACGCCGGAGCCCGTGGACTCCGAGTAGGACGGCCTGGATGCCCTCAACGCCCCAATCCCCCCTCCGTAATAGGAGGAGCTGTAATCATCATAGCGGGAGGACGTCTGTCTCTGTGTACCGGAGGAGCTTGCCTTTTTGACAACCACCCTCTTTGCCTTCGGGGCCGTGGTCTGGACAACGGGCTGAGCGGCCTTTTTAACCACTACCCTTTTCGCTGTTTTGGGGGCTGCCTGGACCGGGGCGGCGGCTTTTTTGACCACCACCCGCTTCGCCGTCTGTATGGGACTCTTTGCCGATGTGGTGCCGAACGAGTCGCTCCGGACCGCAACCCGCTTTGCGGCACTGCCTGTCTTTGATGTGTTGGAAACGCCCGCCCGGTTGACAACAACCGGCTTTGCCGCTGATACTGTACCCCGTGCCGCGGACGTATCTGTCTTTTTCTTGATTCTGATTGCCTTTGCTGCGGCCATATGAAACCTCCCTCTTACATTGCTTCGTCTTCCTGGAGCAGGGCGCGGAGCCCTGCCTCCAGTTCCTTGTATTTCTCTTCCCACTCCTGAGCCTCCCGGCGGAGGCGTTCCACCTCCTTGCGGAGGGCGGCCGCCGTATCCTCTTCCTCCGGTTCCGGCGGCTTCAGTCCGTTCAGGCCATACTTTTCCATGATGGAGGGATAATCCCGATAGGCCCGGTCCAGGTCGCAGGGTCCGGACACCCCGTCCACCCTCCCCTGGTCCCCCTTATATTGCCACATCCCCCATCGGTTCCCCGGCATGGTCCCCTGCCGCCAGTCGGCAATCCACCAGTCGAACCTGGTCAGCTCCTCCGGAAGCAGAAAGCTCTGCATCCAGCCGTAGCTGGTGTAGAGGGCGGCATAGTATCTCTTTTCCTCAATCCGCTCCAAAAAGGCCCTGGCAATTTCCGTCAGCCGCGCCTTTCCAAGGCCCTGGAGGGAGGAATCCTCCATATCCAGCGCCACAGGATAGGTCATACGGTACGGCCCGGCCATCTCCAGTAAGCTGTCAGCCGCCATACAGGCTGCCTGGGGCGTTTTGGCGTAGCTGTACAGGTATATCCCCACATTCAGCCCCGCCTTTCCCGCCTCCCGCATATTTTCGTCAAAGCGAGTGTCCTTCTGGATGGACCCGTCATACCCGCACCACCCGGCGCGGACCATGACAAAGGACTTTCCCGCTGCCCTGACCCGATCAAAGTCAATGGTCCCGTTAAACTGGGACACGTCGATCCCTTCCCAGATTTCCATGAAAATCCTCCTTTCTCACAATTCATACAGTGAATGGCACACAGTACATAAAATGACGCCCTGCCTGTCCACGGTTCCATTTCACTGGAACCGGGTGCATCTCACCGACCATCCCCCGGCAGGGCCCCCCGGCGTTTTGGGATGGTAAAAATACTCCAGCAGATAACAACTTCCCGCCGCCAGCACCGGTTTTTTCCCATCCGCGAACATGATGCCTTCTCCCCAGTCCGCCGACCCCTCCGGTCCGATGGACAGAAACCCCCGCATGGAGAGAAACCGGCCTCCCGCTCCCCCAGGGGGATTGAGCACCAGGGCCACGTCCGAATCCGCCGTCAGCGCGAAATCCGCCCCCGGCGCCGGTGTAAAGGAGCCCGCCGGGGCGGAGACGGATATCTTCTCCGCCAGCCTCCCCAGCTTCCGCTCCTCCTCCGAAATGTGGAGCTGGTCGCTGAGTCCGTGGGCCTCTATCTGCTCCCGGACGTGCCGGACCGTCGCCGGGTGGTAATCCTTCTGGGGTGTGTAGGGCGTCACATTGTCCTTTTCCAGGACGTTAGCCTTCTCCGCCTTTTTGGGTATGGAATTGGAAAGCTCGTTTACCTTTGCCGCCAAGCGGGTGTTGTTGTCGTTCTGGGCAGTCGCTAGGCGGCTGATTGCGGGGGCCAGCACCTCTCTGGGCAGCTCGTCCAGAATTCGCTGCATCTCCTCCGGGGAAACCCCTGGGGGATTGGGCCTGCCCACATTCCCCTTTCCCTGCATATCCTGCTGGCTGACGCCGGTCAGCGCGGTCATTTGAATCGCCATAAAAAGTCTCCTTTCCAAAGGTCACTTCCGATAATCACTGGTCTCGGAAAACTCCACCGATACCTGGTACAGCCCAAAGGGCTCCTTCCGCTGGTCGTTGAGCAGCCGGAACCTGACCTTGTCATAGCCCCGCAGCCGTTTTTTCAGGGTAAAGGTCCTGGGGGAAGCGTCGTTGTCATAGGTCAGCTTTCCATAGTCTAGCTGCCCGTAATCCCAGTACCTGGCCCGGAGCTGTTCCTGGTGGAGGGTCTCCCACCTTCCGGACACGTGGGCCATTATCTTCACGCCGGTGGCGGGGGAGCTGGCCAGCTGGAGGGAAAGCTTCCGGAAGGTCTTTTTGCGGAAGAAGTTCTTCCCGGAAAAGTCCGGAAGCTCCCAGTAGGCCGTGATAGGCTCCCCGTCGTCCTGGTAGGAGGAAATCTCCTCCGGGTCGCGGTAGAATTCCATGACCTTACCGTCCTTCCGCCCGAACCGCAGCGCCCCGTCCTGCTCCCAAAGCACCCTGGCCCCGATGTTCAGCCAGTAGTACCCCTCATATTGATAGGTGCTGTAGGGGGCGTCCTTTTCATAGCTCTTGGAAAGCCCGTCCAGGATATATATTCTCTCTCCCACCGCCAGAAAGTAGAAGTCCCGGTAGACGGCCGCGCAGGCGTTTTCCAGCTCCGGCTCCGCCAGCAGAGCCTTGTTGAGGTAGAAGCTCCGGTTCTGGGCATACCGTTCCCCGGTCACATCCGCGGGGGTGACGGCGTAGATTCCCAGCCGGGTCAAAAAGAGGGGCTCTCCGGAAAGGTAGGCAAAGGCGGCGGTGGAAACCGCACCCTGTCCCTGCAAAACGCCGGTGACGGGGAAGGAGGCGGACCCGTTGGCAAGCTCGCCCCGCCGCAGAAAGATATTGCGTCCGTCCTCTCCCCGGTCCTTGTGGGCGGCAAGGGAGCTGCTGATGACAGAATACCCCATAATTCTGCCGCTCTCCTGCCCCAGGGAGGAAAACCAGATGTCCCCGAAAAAGCTGGGGTCATTCTGCTGGCTGTACCAGTCCCGGTTGGGCCAGGCGTCGTTTCCGCTGACAAACAGCCGGTCGGAAGCGCCGCCCACGCCGTACAGCACCCCGAAGCGGCATCCCTCGATGGGGCAGGCGCTCAGCTTCCGGGAAGCGCGAATTTTCACGTTGTCCCGCCCGCTCACTGGGGAGGCCCCCGGCGCGGTGATAAAGTTGACCACCCCGCTGGTGCGGTTGACCGAAAACTTCTCCCCCTCCTTCCACTTTTCCCAGCTGCCGCTGGTCTGTAGAATCTCCACCTCCACAGGGGTATCGTCCAGATTGCCCGCCGAAAGCTGATAGGCGGTCACACCCGACTGGCCCAGGAAATCCTCCTCCCACCTTGGCTGGAGGAGGTTAAAGGGCTCCAGGGAAACGCCCCCACCGGTGGGGTCGCGGGAGATCAGCACCGTGGGCACATACGCCTCCTCCCGCACCGGCCTGCAAACCCAGCCCCCGTTTTGGCGGTAGAGGACAAGGTAGTGCTCCCCGTCCAAAAAGTAGAGCTTTTTGTTCAGCTGAACGGCATAGCTGCGGGTATCCGCCGCCCCCTCGTAGATTTTCACCCCGTCCTCGGAATAAAGAGCGGTCCCCCCGTGGATAACGGCAAAGCTCTCCCCCTGCCCCCACAGGGAAAAACACCCGTTGATGCGCCCCGGAAACCGGCGCACCAGATGGTAGCCGCAGCGCTTGCGCACCTTGCCGGGCACGTCCCGTATCATGTTGGGGGCATCGGGACTGCGGTTGAGGGAGACGTTGGCCGGGGCGTTGTGCAGGTCCACCCCCTTGAATTCGGAGATAGTGGTCCGGCTGCGGGCCGTACCGGCCGGGACAGAAAAATATGCCAAATGAAGCTCCTCCTCTCACAGAAAATTTCTCGCTGTACGGCCCCCGCTCAAATCCACCCGCTGACCGAGGTGAATTCCCGGCCGTTGTCGTCGTTGTAAAACGAGGCCAGCAGCCCTCTCCCCGCCTCAAACTCGTTGCGGTACTGGGTGGCGATGGCCAGGTCGTCGTCCTTGTAAAGCTGGCTGGCCGCGTAAAGGGGAATCAGCCGGGCGGCCTCCGGGGGCAGGGCGATCTCCTCCTCGTCCCCCGTCCTTGCGTCCACCCACTTGGGATAAACCTGGTAGTAAAGCACCCATACCCCTTCCCGGCTTCCGTCCAGCCAGACAGAGGCTTCCCCCTCCATCCGGTATCCTCCGCTCTGCCGCAGGCGGGGTCCCCCTCCCGCCGGGGCGAAGTATATCTCCCCAGGCAGCAGGCGGAGGAAATCCCCGTCCAGCTCCTTCAGGTTCCGGAACAGGAGGGGATCGCTCCCCTCCCTCGGCTCAACCGGGATATCCATCCGGCGCACCAGCGGCTTTCCGGCGGTGGAAAGCAATGCCAGCGCCTCGTTGACCGCCCCAGGCAGGGCGGTGAGGAAGGCCCTGGTGCTGTCGTCCTCCACAATTCTCTCCCCCTCCATGGCGAATACCTTTTGCAGGCAGAGCGCCTTCAGTTCGCCGTAGGTCATACGCCTCACCCCGCTGCGCCGGTACCGGCGGCAATCAGCTGCGTCCCCCCGGTCACGCCGCCGATGCAGATGGCTCTCCAGTTGTTGAACCCCGCGGAAAACCGGGCGCGGCCGTTCCAGACATTGTTGTCGTTGTTCTCGTCCACCCAGGAGTGAACGGAAAGGGGAATACGGTCAATCCACACCAACCCGGCGCGGCTGTTGTTATACCGGCTGTCCAGCAGGAACCAGGGCTTTTCCGCGTCAGTGACGCGGGTCAGGTAGGGCCACACGATGACGTTCCACCGGCCATACTGGTAGTTAAAGCCGTTGTTGGCGGTGGCGGGGTCCTTGTCCGCGCCGATGGCGGCGAAGACATCCCGCTTGAGGGTGTAGTCGTTGGGGATGATGATGGTGTCCGGGGCGATGTTCAGCACAAAGCCGTTGTCGTCCTTGAAATTCTGCATGGCGGTTTCCGCTGCGGACAGGGCGTCCAGGGAAAACGCATCGGCAAAGCGGTTGCTCTGGGCGGAGGTCCCGCTGGTGATGGAGGGGTGCTCCTTGGAAAACAGGGGCCGCCCGTCGGCGCAGGAGGTGTCATAGGTCTTGGAGGCAAAGGTCATCTTGGTGTTGACGCCTCCCGCCAGCATGGCGCCCGCGAAAAGCTCCCTGGTGCGGTTGTAGCTGTCGGTAAAGCCCAGGGCCTGCTGGGAAATTTCCAGCATCTTGTTGTCCTCCACCATCTCCTTGGTGATGGAAAACTGGCTCTTCCAGGTGTCCGGCTCCACGGTTTTGGAATACCCCTCCTGGATGGAGGCCTTGGGATAGACCCCGCCCTCCCCCACAGGGGAAAAGTTCCCCATGCTGGTGCGGGAGGTGATTTTTTCCGCAAAGTTGTGGGACTGGACCTTTTTAAACAGCTTTGGGATGGCGCTCATCTGCTCGAAGGCCTCCACATCCCGCTCCAGCAGCATCTGGATGGGCTCCTGGCTCTTGCCGAAGAACGAGTCGTTCAGTCCGCTTGCCTTGGAAAATACAACGTCTGCCATAAAATAAAACTCCTTTCGTCACCGCCTGTTCAGGCGGTTATTTCTTTCTCTTTGCCCGGTGATAGTGGGCGCGGATATCCTGTTCGGGCACATTGGGGTTGAGGGCGCGGTACCACTGGAACACGCTGCCGGGCACCGGCGGGTCGTCCAGCGCTCCCCCTGCCGCGGGCAGAAGGTGGGCCCTCCCCGCCAGGGAGCTGACAGCGGCCTGCCATGCCGCCTCCCTTTGCCGGGCCAGAATGTCCTCCAGGTTGACCAGCAGAAAGGCGTCGGAAAGCCCCAGCCCCACAGGGCGTATCCTCTGCCAAAGGGCAAGGGTGTCCGCTCCCCCCTTCATGCGGGCCACGGCGCTCAGCCCTTCCTCCCGCAGGCTCTCCGGGTTCTCAATGTCCGGGAAGCGGTCCAGCAGCTCCTCAATCTGCCGCAGGATTTCCCGTTCCGCCTCCTCCCATTCGCCAGGCTGCTCCTCATCCTCATATTCCTCCTCTTCATAGAGCTCCTCCGGCTGATCGGCCTCGTCCTCCTCCGGCTGGGCAAGCTGTCTCTGGCGCAGACGGTCCAGCAGCATCTCCTGGAAGGAGCTGTAGCCGTGCCTGCGGGCAAATTCCTCCAATTTGGGGTTTGACCTGTTCATTGCAATTCTCCCTTCTTTCGTTCCACAGCCTGCGGGCCGTGCCCGGCCCGCAGGCTCCTCTCATTTCTTCGGCTTCCGTTCCGCCCGCGGACCGCGGGCGCGCAGGTCCCCGCCGGTCTTCACCGCTGGGGCTCCCTTGGGCGCGGTGGGAACCGGCGCCTGGACATACTGGGCCCCCGTGTTCCCGATGCGCCCGATGTAGTCGCTTTTGCTGTCACTGCGTACTGACATTCTGCATTTTCTCCTTTCTCCAATCCCGGCTTGCCGGGTGTTTTTTACGGATTACTTCAGCTGATTCCGGACCTTCTGCACCGGATGTTCAAAGCTGGCGCACTGGGGGTTGCGGCATTGCAGCTCCTGCACATAGAACACTTCTGTCTTTTCTTCCGGCGACTGGTCGCCGGTCACCTCCACATACCCCCTCTGGATGCGCAGGGTACAGCCGCACAGGGGACAAACCATCCTATTCCACCTCCTTTCCCTGCTGCTCCTTCATCTGTGCCTCCAGCCTTGCCTTCATCTGGGAGGCCAAGGGGTAGCTCAGCCCCTCCATCACCTCCCAGAACATCAGCAGGGAGGGCAGGGACCCCGGCTCCCCAAAGGCGCCGTCCCGGTAGTTCACCCGCGTCTCCTGCCACATGGCCTCCCGGTTGTTGGCCAAAGTCCCGGCGGCATCGGTGCTGAACAGATACCCGTCGTTGTAAAACCACTGCCCCGCCGCGTCCTGCTCCAAAAAGTCGTACTTGCTGAAGGTGCGGTACTCCGGGGAGCCGTGGATGTCCCTGCTCCGCACCGGTCTGGGCTCGTCGGCGCAGCAGAGCAGCATCTGGAACATCAGCTGGAACAACTCCCCATAGGCGGCCTGCTTCATCACCCGCTTGCTCTCCAGCCGTCCAGCAGTCTGGTTGGCGGAAAACTCCTTGGCCCTGCCGCTGACGGCGGTGCTGTCCTCCTTGCCCTGGAAGCTGTCGCTGATGCCCAAGGTGGACTTGGCCCAAAGGTAGTTCTGCTCCAGCATGGCCATATCCCGGCTCACGTCCGGCTGGACGTTGACCACGTCAATCATGGCCTTCTGGTCCGGCCCGTCCAGCTCGATGACCTTCAGCTCCTCGTCGGTACGGCGGATCATCTTTCCCCTGGGCAGCAGTACAAAGGACCCTCCCTTCAGCAGCTTCTCCTCAATTTTGGTGGTCAGCTTTTTCACCGCGTTCTGCTGGTCCTCCAGCGCCTCCACGTCGGAGTTCCCCAGAAACCACCCGTAAAC